GAAACTGCGATCAATACTGCAGTGACTGCAGCGGATGCCACGGTTTCAGTGGTGTTCGACAACATGCCTTTTACGACGCCTGGTAAGACAAAAAAGTACGTAATGGTGACGATCAACTTTGATCAGTCAACGATCCAACCTCATGGCGCAGCGATCGACCAATACGCTGGAACGGTGCAGTGCGGTATTTTTACGCCAAGAAACAAGGGCAGTGCTGCAGCTGCTGCGATTGCAGAGTCAGTTATTGACGGTTTGACTTCTGTAAATGCCTCTGGCTACACGGATACTTATTCAGCAAAACCCCGTGTCGGTCAAGTCAATGGTCCTACTGCGGTGGCCAACGAAAACGACAGTCATTTTGTCAGCGTGGTCAGCTGTCGATTTACTGCGGTCTAATGGCTAAGCCGATCACTGAGCTGACTAAGGATATTCGTAAGTTGATTGAGGATGGACGGGCAGCTGCTGGTCCAGAGATCGTTTTCAGCTTGCAAATGAAAGGCCCTTGGTGGACTGGAAACTTTGGCGAGTTGTGGGAGCTTAGTACCGCGCCAGTAAAGCCAGTCGTAGACAATGAGCGTGACTGGCAGGCTCCAAATATGCCTACTCCTCGCAACTTTTTGCGACGCCCTGTTTTAAGAGTTCCAATCAGCAGCCCCTTGTATATCGGTAACTTGGCTGACTATGCAGGATATGCCGTCAATAATCCACAAGCCAAGCTTCCAGACAGCGAAGGAGTTCCCAAGACTTACGGTCAAACTAGGCCGCCGCAAAGAAGTACAGCTAAGCCAGGGCCAAGCTGGTACAAGATTTATACAGAGACCAGTAGAGATACAGGTTTGTTTCTTGACTTGGACATAGCATTTCAAGGCGTTCGCTTAGGATGAGCTATATTGTGCTAGTTGACTGAGTTTTATGGCTGAAGCACGCGCAATCGACATGCTGTGTAAGGCGTTCAGCGTTGAAGAACGCAGCAGCTATACCATCAAAAAAGGTGGTGAGGTCGTTATCAAGCTGTACTGGAAGCCTTTGACGATTGCTGATCGGGACTCGATCAACAAGACCATGAAGGCATTGAACCTGGGGCGGACAGAGGACAACTTGGATTTTGCGATCCAAATGCTGATCCGTAAGGCTGAGGACGAAGCTGGCAATCGGGTCTTTTCAGACGGTGACCGTGCCAAGATCCAAAACCGACTTCCAATGAGCATTGTGCTGGACATCATGTCCAAGATGCAGGGCATGGAAGAGGTGGAAGAAGCAGACGACCTTAAAAGCGACGCTTGAGCAGGACAACTACTTGTTCCTGCAGTTTTTCATTGCTGAAAAGCTCGGAATGACGTTGGCTGACTTACGCGCCAGCATGTCGCTTGAAGAGCTGCTTGGCTGGAGCGCTTATTTTTCGGTCAAGGCTGATCGAGAGGAGAAGGAGATGGAGAAAGCTCGTCAGCAGGCTCAGTTTCGGAAGGTGCGCTAACCTGAAGGCAATGTCTTCGGGTTAGTCGTGGCCGCTGAGTACGAAGTCAATATCAAGCTAAATACTCAGCAGATCGAGCGAGAGCTTAAGAAGGTTGATAAAGCTGTAAAAGACATTGGCAAAGCCAAAGGAGGAAGTAGAGCGTCAGGTTTAGGCTTGATGCCTAATGATGAATTAAAAAGACTTCAGCAAAGTAGAATTTATTTAGGGCAGTCTGTTCAAAGCATTGACAGGCTTGCAAAGATACAAGATAGGCGTGCGCGTTCGCTCAATAAAATTAACGAATTAGAGTCGAAGGGCCTTAATGTTCACAGGTTAAGAAGACAGTTAGTCAAAGCCACGACTGAGCAAAGCAAGAGACGGCTTGGCAGCGCTGAAAAAGAGTTTCGTATTTTAGAAAAAAATCTTCGTTTAGAGCAGTCAAAACTGCGAATTCTAAGAGAGCAACAAAAGGGATTCCCATCAAGTCCAATCCGTGGAGCGCGGACAATGATGGGCTCTCCAGCCCAGATTGCTGCATCTGGCAGGCAAAGAGTAAGCCCTATTGGAGGCAGGATAGACATTGCTGGTTCTCCAGCGCAAATGCAAGCCATCAGACAGTTAGAGATGGCTGAAATTCGAGCAGATAAAAACGCTCATTTTGCAGAACTAAAGCTGATACAGAAAAGGCAAAAAATTCAGTTAGACAATGTAGATAAATTGTTCAGGGCTAATGAAAGGGAGCTTGAAAAATTTAATAGAAAACTTGAAGCGGCTGATAAGGCACGCCAAAAACGACTAGCTGGCGCTCCAATTCCTGGGCTTGGAGGCCGAACATTCGGTCCATCACGAGCTTTTGCTGGACCTTTTGCATCACCTGTTGGTGGAACAGAGGGCACGCCAGGGTCTCCAGCATTTAACAGAGCACTTGAGCTTGGTCGTTTTAGAAGTAGTCCTATTGGAGGCGCTACAAATATTGCAGGGTCACCTGCTGCTCGCAGGGTCAGAAGGCAGCGTCTTGAACAAGTCGGTCTTGGGGCTGGTTTTCCGCTGTTGTTTGGCGGGGGTGCGGGATCAGTTATTGGCGGCGGCTTAGGCGGCCTAACGGGATCTTTTGGAGCACAGATTGCATTTAGCGCTATCGGTCAGCAGATTGATCAATTTATTGCCAGCGTTGCAAACGTCGGCACAGCGTTGACCTCAGCCTCTGGAACGGTAGAAATGTTCCGGGAAAAGAATCTGTTTAGCAGTGATGCTGTTAAAAAACATGCTTTTGAGTTAGAGCAGCAAGGTGAAATGCAAAAGCTTGCGACTCTGCTTACAAAGGACCTTGCTAGTCAAATTGGTGTAAACGCTGTCAAGAATTTTCAAGAGCTTGGCGGCGAAGTCAAGGAGTTTCTTGGAACGATTAACCAGCTGTTTTTGGCTGTTCAGGGTTTTGTTGCCGGACCTTTAGCCAAGTTGCTTGGTGCGATCAATACGGTTTTAGGTGGCGTGTCGACGGACGTACAGTTTGGGAGTCTTCGTGGATCGTTGACTGGAGAAGCTGCGGCTCAGTTTGAAGCTATTGTCGCTGAAACCCGTGGCACTAAAGCGCTAACCGGTCCAGCCAGGCAGCGTGCCTTAAGGCAAGGAGCACCGCTTACCAAAGAAGGAAGGCTTACGACAGCTGTTAAAGAAGCGGTACTTAAAGATCCAAGGGTGGCAAAGCTTCGTCAAACGCTTGACGTAACAGGCCAAACTACTCTTGACGATACATTAGGCGGAAACACTGCGGTAAAGACCGCACAAAGACTGCTTGAATCTAGCCAAAGAAGGATTTCTATCCTTAAGCTTGAAACAGAGGAAATTAAAAAAATTACTGACTTTAAAAATAAAATTGCTGCTGCTGAGCTTGTTGGCGACAAGCGAGCTGTAGCACGGCTTACTAGAGATCAAGAGCTGGCCGAGCTTAAGTCAAACGAAGACAAGGCAATAGCAAGAATCAATCCAAAGCTGACAGAAGCGCAGAAGGCACTTGAAAAGACGAACATCGAGGCTAGAGGTTTGGCTCAGGCTGCAGAAATCCGCGCTCAATTTGAAAGAGACATTGCAGCAATAGTAAAAGATGAACAGAATGAAGCGTACAAGCAGCAGGCAAAGCTTTTAAAAGCAAATTTTGATCTTCAGCAAAAAGAGCTTAAAAAAGCTCAAGACTTAGCCAAGAGCTTTGGCGATACTGTTAAAGATGGTTTTGTTGATAGCATTAAAGCTGCAACAGACGAAACACAAAGACTTAGCGACGCTTTGGCAAACATGTTAAATCGTCTGTCTGATCAACTTCTAAATCTTGCTGCAAACTTGGCGTTTTATGGAAACGCGCAAGGCAGTCTGCAGCAGGGGCAAGGGCTTTTTGGAACGCTGCTTGGGTCAGTGGCGTCAATTTTCAATCCGTTTGCTTCTTTAATGGCTCCTGGTGGCCGCTACGAGGGGCAATCTGGTCCGCTAGCTCCAACGCCACCTCCGCTTCCAGCACTTGCAAATGGCGGCATTGCAATGGCTGGTCAGGCTCATATTGTCGGAGAGCGTGGACCTGAACTGTTTGTACCAAGGCGCACTGGAACAGTTGTGCCGAACCATGCAATGGGCGGGGCTAATGTGACGGTGAACGTGGATGCTTCTGGTTCGTCTGTTGAGGGCAACGCTGATCAGGCTTCGCAACTTGGCAAGGCAATCGGCATTGCTGTGCAGCAAGAACTGGTGAAGCAGAAACGTCCTGGCGGTCTCCTCGCACGATCACGCTAATGGCCACCTTCCCTTCGATTACACCAACGTATGGGCTGCAAAAGAGCAGCGCACCAAACGTTCGTAAGGTGCAGTTCGGTGATGGCTACGAGGCCAGGTTGACGTATGGCATCAACCAAAACCCCAAGGTTTTCAACCTGACGTTTGAGGTGTCAGAGACTGATGCTGACACGATCGAAACGTTCTTGGATGCACGAGCTGCAGACTTTGCCAGCTTCGACTTCACACCACCTGGCGAGGGCAGCAGTTCCAAGTTTGTCTGTGAGCAGTGGAGCAAGTCGATTCCGTACTTGAATCGCGCCACAATTCAGGCAACGTTCCGCCAAGTTTTTGAACCGTAATGGCAGTAGCAGCTTGGGCCGCCAGTACCGCATTCTCTGTTGGCGACATCCGACGTGCCACAACAGATCAGGCATCCGGTCTGTTTTTCCGGTGTACGACTGCTGGAACGTCAGCTTCGTCTGAGCCCAGCTGGCCAACAGATATTGGCAGCACGATCACAGACAACACCTGTGTCTGGACGGCGATTGCTTCCGCGTATGAGGAGCTGGCCAAGCTCAACCCCAGTGCAATCATCGAACTGTTTGAGCTGCATCTAGACAATACGCTCCACGGCAGCACGGACGTTTACCGCTTCCATGCCGGTGCAAACGCAGCTATCGACGGCAACGTCGTCTTCAATGGCAACACCTACACCCGTATTCCAGTCAAAGCAGACGGCTTCGAGTTTACGAACACTGGTACGTTGCCCCGTCCCACACTGACGATCAGCAACTTAGACGGCACGATGACCACGCTTTTGCTGTTGGTCAACGCAACTACTGCAGGCAATGATCTTGGTGGAGCGGAGGTTCGCCGGATCCGAACGCTGAAGAAGTTTTTGGACGGTGAATCAACTGCCGATCCAAACGCCAAGTTTCCTGATGAGCGCTGGTATGTGGATCGGAAAGCGAATGAGTCACGGGATAGTGTGACGTTTGAGCTGGCCAGCAAGTTTGACCTTGCGGGTCAAAAGCTGCCGAAGCGTCAGATCGTGGCCAACGTCTGCCAGTGGGTGTATCGCAGCAGCGAATGCAGCTATACGGGCAGCAATTACTTTGACGTGAACGGCAACACCGTTAGTACGTTGGCTGCAGATGTTTGCGGCAAGCGGGTCGAAAGCTGCAAGCTGCGGTTTGGCAACACCGCTGAGCTGCCGTTTGGATCGTTCCCCGGAGCTGGATTGACTCAATGATGAAGCTGACAGCAACGATGCAGGCTGAGATCCTTCAGCAAGCAAAGGACGAGTTTCCGCGTGAGAGCTGCGGGCTGATCGCTGTTGTCAAAGGGCGTCGGCGTTATTTTCCGTGCCGTAACATCGCTGAAACCCCTGATGAGCACTTTGTTCTTGACGGTTGGAACGAAGTAGAAGACAAGGGTGAGGTGGTTGCTGTTGTCCACAGCCACCCCAAGACGAATCCTGCTCCATCACCGGCTGATCGTGTTGCGTGCGAAAAGTCCGGTTTGCCATGGTTCATTGTCAACCCAAACACTGAAGGTTGGGGCTACTGCGAGCCAGACGGCTTCGAGCTTCCGTATGTGGGACGCGAGTTCGTCCACGGCATTGTGGACTGCTACAGCCTGTGCCGTGATTGGTACGGAAGGGAGTGGGGACTTGAGTTGCGAGATTACGATCGTCGAGACCAGTGGTGGGAGCACGGTGAAAACCTGTATCTAGAGAACTTTCAGAAGGAAGGGTTTCACAAGATTCCGGTTGAGGAGCTGCAGCGCGGTGATGCGTTGTTGATGCAACTGGTCTCACCCGTTCCAAACCATGCTGCGATTTATCTGGGTGACTCTCAGATCTTGCATCACGTACAGGGAAGGCTGTCGAGCAGGGATGTTTACACCCTTGGCAGCAGTTACTATGGCAAGAGCACTGCTTGCGCCTTGAGGCATGAAAGTCGTTAAGGTTTACGGCGCACTTCGCAAGAAATTAGGCCAATGCCGGTTTGAGTTTGAGGCAGCGACACCAGCTCAAGCCATTAAAGCGTTATGTATAAATTTTCCTGGTCTTGATAAATGGCTTATTGACAGCGAAAAAGACGGCGTTGGCTATCGGGTAACTCTTGGAAAAGAGCGCGTTGCTGATGACTTAAGCACATTAATAATGCCTTGGAGCGAAAGAGAAGTTTTTAGTATCACGCCTGTTATCTCTGGTGCAGGGCGTGGTTTGGGGACGATTTTGGCTGGACTTTCACTAGTCACTGTTGCGATTTTGGCTCCTGGAGCTGGTTTTTCACTTGCGGCGGGTGGATTTACTACGACTGGTGTTGCGGCTTCAGGAGCTGTTGGGGTTATTGCGCCAGGATTTGCGGCTGCTAGTGCGTTAGCCGCCACCGCTGGAACGATTGGTCTTGGCTTGACCTTTATGGGTATTGCTCAAGCAATTTCACCGCAACCTGAGGTGTCATCTTTTGATGAGTCAGCTCAACTTGAATCTTTTAGCTTCTCGAACGTCGTTAATACATCAAGGCAGGGCTTGCCGGTGCCGATAGCGTATGGACGAGTGTTCGTTGGATCGGCAATTATTTCCAGCGGCACTGACGTTGATGAGGTGAGGACATGACGCAAACCAAATACATTGCTGGTGCTGGTGGCGGCGGCAAAGGCGGTGGTGGCTCACATACACCTACAGAAGCTGACGATACGCTCCAGTCAGTTCAGTTTGCCAGTGTTCTTGATTTAATCAGCGAAGGAGAGATTCAAGGACTCGAAGACGGCAATAAAAGCATTTTTCTAGAAGACACACCAGTTGAAAACGCTGACGGCTCAAATAATTTCACCGATTTTACGATTGTTACACGCACTGGAACGCAGACACAGACTCACATCTCCGGTGATTTTGGGTCTACCCAGTCTGAGCAAGCGGTAAACAGTGAAGTCAGTAACGGCAGCCCTGTTACTCGGTCTATCACAGATACAGATGTGGATCGAGTCCGTGTCACTCTTACCATTCCGTCACTACGAATCGTTGAAAGCGACGGAGACATTGTTGGCCATGAAGTTAGCATCAAAATTCAAGTTCAATACAACGGTGGTGGATTTAACGATGTAGTTGAAGACACGATCAGAGGCAAAAGCAGTGCAAGGTATCAGCGTGACTACATGATCACGCTTGATGGTGCTTTCCCTGTCGATATTCGGATGGTGCGTGTAAGCGCTGATGAAACCAGCACGCGCCGCGCCAGTTCAACGATTTTTCAGGCTTACACCGAAATTATTGACGAGAAGTTCCGTTATCCCAACTCTGCATTGGTTGGTCTGCGGTTTGACTCTCGGCAGTTTGGCAGCATCCCGTCTCGAAAGTATCTAATCCGAGGCATCAAGGTCAAAATTCCAAGCAATGCAACCGTAGACACCACCACCCATCTGGGACGGATTACGTATTCCGGCGTTTGGGACGGAACGTTTTCCGCTGCAACTTGGACAAACGATCCAGCATGGTGTCTGTATGACCTGCTGATTAACGATCGATATGGAGCTGGTATCCCAGAGGATACGCTTGACCGTTACGATTTTTTTGCGATTAGCCAATACTGCAACGCGCTTGTTGATGACGGCAAAGGCGGTCAAGAGACACGTTTTAGCCTCAACATGCTTATCAACAGTCGTGATGAGGTTTACAACGTAATTCAGCAGCTAACTGCCATTTTCCGTGGCATCGCATATTACGGCTCTGGATCTTTGGTGCTGTTGCAAGACAAGCCAACTGATGCTCAGTATCTGCTTGGCCCATCCAACGTGGCTGGTGGAACATTTTCTTATTCAGGTTCTTCGCAGAAAGCTCGTCACACAGTTGCTGTGGTGGCATGGCAGTCATACGACACCCGTGGTGATCTTGAGTACGAATATGTAGAGGATCATGCTGCTGTCGCCAAGTACGGCATCATCAAAAAAGACATCAAGGCCATCGGTTGTTACAGCCAAGGTCAGGCCCACCGTTTGGGCAAGTGGGCTCTGTTGTCAGAGCAAAATCTGACCGAGACCTGTGAGTTTGCAGTTGCGATTGAAAGCGGCATTATTCTTCGTCCAGGGATGGTGGTTGACATTGCCGACCCAATGCGTGGTGGAACGCGCAGAAGCGGGCGAGTTAGCTCAGCAACGACGACCGTTATCACGATTGATAGTGACACCGACCTGTCGGTGAATCTCTCAGCGAGCCCGACGCTTTCAGTTTTGCTACCTACAGGCTTGGTTGAGACCAAGACGATCTCTAGTATTTCTGGAGCGGCAATTACTGTTAGCAGTGCTTTTAGCGAAGCACCAAATGCAGGAGCCGTTTATTTGATCGATACCACCGACATTCAGGCCCAAAAATTCCGTGTGCTGTCGGTAGCCGAGTCCGGTGATGGCGTTTATGGCGTTAGTGCCATTGCATATAACGAATCAATCTATGAAGCAGTTGAAGAGGATGTTTCGCTTACTGCGCGAGACATAACCAATCTGTCTAGTACGCCTGCCGCTCCAGAAGGCCTTACAGGCAGCGAGTTTTTATATCAAGAAGGTCAGACGGTTCACACCGGTTTTGACTTCAGTTGGACTCACGATCGGATTAACGTCAATGACTTTGTAGTCAGTTACAAGATAGACAACGACAACTTTACGAGACTAAACACCACCAGCCCCTCGACTACATTACGTGCATTGCGTGCTGGAACGTTGAGCGTGCAGGTGTATGCCCGCAACTATTTGGGCAACCAAAGCACTATCTCAACAGCGACGTTTGAACTTGTAGGCAAAACAGCTGTTCCTAGCGATGTTCAGAATCTGTCGATTGAACCGATTAGCGCAAATAGTGCGCGTCTGCGCTGGACTCAAACTGTTGACCTTGACGTGAAGGTAAATGGCCTTGTTCATATCAAGCACAGCAACCTGACTGACGGGACAGCAACTTGGCCTAACTCTGTTGACCTAATTCCTGCTGTTGCAGGCAACTCGACTGAAGCCATTGTTCCGTTAGTAGCTGGTGAGATATTTGCCAAATTTGAAGATGACCTTGGTAACAAGAGCACGAACGCAACCAGCGTCATCATGCAGTTCCCAGACACACTGGGGCGTTTAATTATTCAGACTCGTCGAGAAGATCAAGATACTCCGCCATTCCAAGGCACAAAAACGGATTGCTTCTACGACGAAGGATTAGATGCGCTAATTATTGATGGCAGTGAACAGCTAGATGATCAGGCTGATTTTGATCTGATCAGTTCGTTTGACACGCTTGGCGACATCTTGAGTTCTGCCGAGTATCAGTTTGTTAATGCCCTAGATCTTGGGGCAAGGTTTTCCCTGGATTTGCAGCGGCGCTTTGTCACACGAGCGTTTTTCCCAAATGACCTGATCGACTCTCGCACTGCATTAGTGGACACCTGGAACGATTTTGATGGCACGGAAGCTGATGCCGTCAATTCCAAGCTGTATTTCAGGAGCACCAACGATGATCCATCAGGCTCTCCAACTTACGGAGCTTGGCAGGAGTTTGTTTCTGGAACGTTTGAAGCCAGGGCGTTCCAGTTCAAAGCAGAGCTGACCAGTGCTGACATCGCGCAGAACATTCTGATTGACGAGCTGGGCTATGAGGCCACGTTCCAGCGTCGTCAAGAGAACAGCAACGGCACCATTGCTTCAGGCACCAGCACAAAAAGCGTGACGTTTGATAAGGCGTTCTTCGTAGGCACAGCTTCGCTTGGCGGATCGAACGCTTATCTGCCGAGCGTTGCAGTTACGGTGCAAAATCTTGGCGACGGTGAGCGCCTAAACGTCAGTAATGTCAGTGCTACTGGCTTTGACGTGGACATCTTGAACAGCAGTGATGCCAATGTTGACAGAAACTTCACCTATGCGGCTGTGGGCTATGGCAAGGCGGTTTAACATAGAGGCAATGTTGTCCAAAACGGGCTGAGGCATGGCTACTCACGATTATGTGATTGCTAATGGAACGGGGGCTGCGGTCCGTTCTGACTTGAATAACGCCCTAGCGGCAATCGTCAGCAACAACAGTGGCAGCTCTGCGCCATCGACGACTTACGCATATCAATGGTGGGCTGATACTAATAACAACGTCCTGAAGATCAGGAACAGCGCCAACAACGCATGGATCACGCTGCGCGAGCTTGACGGCACGATGCTGATTGAGGACGGCAGTGCTGCCGCTCCTGGCTTGAGTTTCGCTTCGGACACCAACACTGGAATTTTTAGACCTTCAAATAACGCACTTGCTGTAAGCGCTAATGGCAGCGTGCGCATGACTATGAGTAACAGCTCGGTCGTCGTTAATCAAGACGGCGAAGATGTTGACTTCCGCGTGGAGTCAAACGGCAACACTCACATGCTGTTTGTCGACGCAGGCAATGATCGCATCGGCATTGGCACTTCTTCTCCTGACGTAGAATTGGATGTAGCAGGAGATGTGGTGGTAGGCCGAGATAATAACTCGGCGTATTCACATTTATATTTCGGAAGCGAAAGTGAGAACTCTAGCGCCAGATTTGGGCGAATCTCTAAAAACTATGACAGTCCGTTTGACTTAAAGATAATCGCGAGCACCAGTTCACCTGATGCGCCGATTATTTTTAACACTGCTTTGACAAACGAAGCGTGCCGCATCGATACAAGTGGCAGGCTCCTCGTGGGGACGAGCAATGCGCGTGAAAATTTTTACCAGACTACGGGTCAAGCCTGGCAACATCAAATCGAAGGAGTTGGCTATCTTACTTCAGGTCAACTACAAGTCAATAACTCCAACACTGCTCTAGGTGCTTACTTCAACCTTGCGAAAAGTCGCGGCACCTCTGTTGGTTCTAACGTCATTGTGCAGAATGGTGACACCTTAGGAAACATTGAGTTCCACGGCAATGATGGCACTGATTTTGTGCACGCCGCACGAATTAGTGCGCAGGTAGATGGCGCGCCTGGTTCAAATGATATGCCTGGACGCATTACGTTCAGCACGACGGCGGATGGAGCAACGAGCCCGACGGAGAGAATGAGAATCGACAGCGCTGGGGTGGTACATTTCAAAAACAGTAATTACATAAGTTTCAACAATAACGGCTACATAAGAACAGATTCCACTGGCTTTTTAAGGCTTCAAATGGGCACCAATGGAATAATGTTTACTAACAATAACAATAGCGAACTAGCGCGTATTGAGACCGGGGGGCGTTTGTTGCTTGGGACCTCTTCTGTTATTGATACTAATTCAACTTTAGAGGCTTACAGAGCATCTGGTCAAAACCATATAAGGGTTCAATCAAACCTACTCGCTAATGGTGAGTATTCAATGTTTAGGGCTCATGGCATAGCTAATACCAATACGCGGCAAGCATTCATTGGCGTGTACAAGCACTCTGGTATTACAAATGCAGCTCCATTTATATTTTTGGAGCAAGAAAATGGTAGTAACATGAATTACTGGACTGACAATTCTGGTAATTTCAGATCATCATCGTCCTCTGCTCACATTGGCACAACTAACGGAGGTCTTATAGGCACTCAAACGTCAGACCTGCGCTTGAAAAATGTTGGCGCAAACGTTGGCTACGGCCTCGCTGAGGTTAAGCAACTACAGCCAAAGCAATACGCTCTTAAAACAAATCCTAGCGTTAACAAGCTTGGTTTCATTGCGCAGGAAGTTGAGTCAATTGTTCCTGAAGCTGTATTTGACACGCTGGAAGAGCTTGATGGGCATCAAGAAGGCGACCGCACCAAGCTCGGCATGGAATATGTGCAGCTAATCCCTGTGCTGGTCAACGCCATTAAGGAACTGTCTGCTGAGGTAGATACTCTTAAAACCAAAGTTGCAGCCCTTGAGGCTGGCTAAGTAAACTTTCTCTGACTTCACTTCACCATGGCTAACACCTACGTCTGGAAAATCGCTGACCTCAACAGAAACCTCAGCGACGGTTTTGCTCATACGGCTCACTACACCGTGACCGCAATCAGCGATCAGGTTGACTCTGACGGCAACGCCTACAACTCAGGCGCTTACGGCAGCATCGGGTTGGATCGCCCTAACACCTTGGCCGATTTTGAGGATCTGACTGAGGCAGACATCGTGGCTGCTGTGCAGGCCAAGCTTGGTGGCGCTGAAAAGGTTACTGAGATTCAGGATCAGCTTGCTGCACGCATCACTGAGCAGATCAATCCGACTCAGGCGTCTGGCAAACCCTCTGGCTGGTGATGTCGGCTAATCGGCTGGCGTTGTGCTTTTGGTTGCTGATCGCCTCTTGGCTGATGGCAATCGTAAGCACCGCTCATATCATGTATGGCGCTGGCTACTCACAGGCACAGCGTGATTTTCCTGCACAACAGCAATGCAACGCCCTGATCCGATGATTGCCGCCAAGCCTGGAGCGGAGGACGTACAGGCTATGGCTGCTCGGACGTTATGGCTTGAGGAGTTGTACTTCCTTGATGGCCGTGACCAGATCAGCCACCCTCAATATGGTCTGTTTACAGGTCTGGCTCTGAAGTATCAGAACTTGACTTCGACTGACGGTATCTGATGGCTAAGTCACTTAGCGGACAAAATTTTGTCCCTAGCAAGCCAAAAAAGACACGTCAAGGTAATGGATCACATTCAAAACCGTCCCATGGACGGAAGAAGTATCGTGGCCAAGGAAAACGTTAATTCTCTTCCAAATGATCAAGCGTCTTGCTTTTGGTGCCATCGCTGGTGCTCTTGCCTTGGCCCCCCTGTCTGCACGCGCAGACGGCTTTTATCTGAATCCTGAGTGGAACGGTGCCTGGTCAGGTTCTGACTTTGGCGGTGCTGTTCTTGACGGTCACGTTGGCTATGAGTCAGGTGCCTTCTACATCCAGGGCGGTCCTTCTTGGCTGCAACCTGATGCAGGTGACACCGAGGTTGGCTTCTCCGCCAAGACCGGTGTTTCTGCCGCTGTTGCAGAACCTCTGGATGTTTACGGCGAAGTGTCCTACGCCAAGTACAAGGATGCTGATGCTGGTTATGGCCTTAAGGCTGGCCTGAAGTACAAATTCTGAGCTAGTTTGAGTCTGCAGAGACGCAAACGCCCCTTCCTCGCCTCACACGGGAAGGGGTTTTTCTTTGACAACCATCATGCAAAAGGTCTTTAACCTGCTCGGCGTACTGGGCTTTGTGATGTCTGGAACGTTGGTCGGGCTGAGCATTGCTGCTTTTGCCCGCATCCCAGGATGGATTGATGACTACGCAGCAACCATCACTGATGACATCACTGGCACGGTGACTGAAATGGTGCCGGGTCAAGTTGAAGAGCTTATGCCTGAGATCCCTGAGTTGCCTACAGCAACTGGCCCTGCAATTCCACTGCCTTGACACAAGAAAACCCCGTGGCCCTCTAGAAGACACGGGGTTCTCAAGGGACCCGGGGAGTACGCTGACCCACTGATCCGACTCCAAACGCAGTGGCCACGTCCGTCGCGGGGATAGTGGGTTGCGTATGCCTTTTATAGCACAGGAAAAATCAGGTGATCATCTTGGTGTTGGCGGTTGGATCGTCGTCATGAGCTTCAGGTCCGAAGCCTTCAGCCTTGATTTTTGCCATATCAAGTTCTGGCGCGGGTGCTTGAGGTTTTTGGTCAAACGACGCCAACCACTCGCGTAAAGCATCACCAGTTGGTGTGCCCTTTGGCCATTTAACCCACCTAAGGATTGCTTTTGGGTCGGTAAATGGTCTGGCAGATTTGCCGCACAATACGGTGTAAACAACAGGCGGTCCTTCACGTCTGCGGTTACGTTCAATCCAAAGTTGACCTGCTGTAAACCGCTCTGACTTCATGGAGATCCGAGAGATCGTCGTGCCTGAGATTAACGTGGTTCACGATCTGCCACAGGTAGCAATACCGCAAGCGCCACCAGTCACGCTGGATGTTGGCGTTCCAGTGATCAACTTGCCTCACTTCAATCCAATGGAGATGGAGCCTGAGGTGGAGCCAGAGCCTGTAAAACCTGCCGCTCCAAGACCTGCTGATCCCCCAGCTGCAAAACCACCACCGGTCAAGCTGCCAAAACCAGAAACACCAGCTCCACCAGCTCCACCAGCAGAGACGCCGAAACCAAAGGTTGAAGAGAAGACGCTGCCTCAACGCATCATCGAAGCAGTGCCAACGATTCCGCAAGCGGTCAATACTGCTGGAACGTCAGCGATTGCGGTCTCAGCAGCCTTGGCAACTCCTTTGCTGCTGAAGGCGATCAGGCCGACCATAAAGAAGTTGGCGAAGAAACTTCAAAAGGCATTGGGTAAGAAAGTCAAGGTAGAAAGCGTCAGGGAGCGGAGGAAGTTCCAGAGGTCGTTACGGAAATAGAATGGGTATGTGGAACGGGCCGGTGAACACGCACGTCACGACAGACTTTTTCGTAAGGGCTGCCTTTGGCGAAGCGGATGCCTTTCATCATCAGCTCACCGCAATGCTTTAGTCGGCTGATCTCGAAGTCAAGCCGCTTGTTGGCGAGAAGTTGTTGCTGGATCGCAAGCTGCGTATCAACTGCCTCTTTACAACGTCGTTGCAGACCTTGATCTAGCGGGATGGTTGCCTGAACAGATAAGCCCAGATTCCAGTTGTGGTTGTCCTTTTGTCCGGTGCGCGTGTCTTTGTAGAAGAGGACCTCCCCAGGCCGATCAAGCAACCCGTCCTCATTAAGATCACTGAGGTCATAGACCGGATCTGGATAACTGTATTCGTAAGGCAGCCCCCATGATTTGGTGCGGTTGAGATACGGCGTGACAGTCAGTGTTGGTCCTTGGCATTGAATGTTGCCGCCATAGGTGTTGGTTATTGCTGAGCCCTGCATGATCTGCACAGCCTGATTAGATACCGACCCAGAGGATGTGGCAGTTGGAGATGCGGTTGCAGAAATGCCACCAACGTCTTGAGCGTTGACTGGAGCGGTGGCGATTATTCCGAGAAGGAGGAAACCGTATCGGTAACGCTTGTAATTTCGGTGGTGCGTTGAATGGTGGTGACGTTCGACAAGCCTGGTCCCTTCAGGCTTTCGACGAACTGAAAGGCTTCTCCAGGTTTGACGATTGACCAGTTGGGTCGTTCTCCTAAGGAGGTCCATCCGTTGACCGTTGTGTTGGAGACGGGATTGATTGGTCCGTCTGGTGTGATGTTTACACCGCTAGCACTGTATTCAAAACCCGTCGAATAGTTCTCACTGACAATCGTCTCAGTGACCTTACTGGTTGTTTCCGTGTGAGACGACATCGTGCCCTGCGTGAAGTTGGGGATCACAGGAACAGCGTGAGCCGCTGGAGCAAATAGCAACAGCAGTAGAGGCCAACGCATCACTTGATGGTGATTTCAGTCACGAGCTGACCTACAGCCAGCGTGTTTGCTCCACCCCCTGTGATGGTCATGCCGCCGTCAGAGGAAATGGTTCCTGCCAAATCACCTGCCGTACCAGAAGCCGTGGATGTCAGGCTGCCAAAGTTGCCGACAGCACCAGTGGTTACCGCAGACGTAGGCACGGCATCAGCTTGGCGATAGGTCTGACTGAAGGAGAACGCATCGCCTGGAACGTCTTGCGTTGCAGAGATCGTGCCGGGTGCGTAGACACCACTGGTGATCGTGCCAGCAGAGACGGTGTTGGCAGTGGTTCCGTCAGTTGTATCGATGTTGGTGCCAGAGATGCTGAAGGAGGAGCCAATCCGCTCTGCAGTGGTTACAGCGCCACCAACCTGCAGCTGAACCGACGACATGATTTTGTGCTGTAGATCAGCACGAGCGGGCAAAGCAGCTGTCAATGTGATGCCCAATACCAAAAGTGTGCGGGTCATTTGATGCCAGCTTTGGTGTCTTTGTTGTCAACAATAGTCGGCTTCTTATTTCCACCGCCATTGTTCTTGCGCTCGATACCAAACGAGGCCATGGCACCCGTCAAGAGTGACGCCACGAACGTATTGTCCATCTTCATCTGAGGGAAGATCCCCAGATATGAAGCGGTTAGCAGTGCAGCGCTCCAAGCGAGCACCAACGCCTTGACGACATCTGCCATACAAATGCCTTCTTTTTCGTGCTGCTCTTCGGGGTTGTTGGCCATGACGCAACAGAGCTACCGTTACAGCGTAACTAGGTCAATCCAATGCTTCTAGTTCTTAAGCCTCTGGTCATGACGATGTGGCGCTCCAGAGCGTTCAAAGAGTTGATCATTGCGATGTTGGAGCGGATCGTGACTCGCACCGACAACGATTTGGATGATCTGGCTGTCAAGCATCTCAAGGATTTGCTGTTGCCTGACACAAGGATTGAAAAGTAAGTGGCATCCGGCATTATCCAAGTGACCTTGCTGTTGCTAGCCATGGGTCTTGCCCTATTGCCGTTTTTCCAGTTCTTTCGTGGCACGCCCCACCAGCTGGCTGCAATTAAACAACTTGAGGAGTCAATGCCAGCGGAACTACTGGAGGAGCACGAGGCTGATTGGTTTCAGGCGTGGAAGGAGAGTGGATATGACCAACAGATCTTCATGCCTTACTTCAGACAGCTCGACAACAAGACTGGAACGGGATACCGCGAGTGTTTCAGCTCAGCAGCTGCGATGGTGGCAGCGTTTTACAAAAAGGTTCGGACAGATGATGAGTACAACAAAATACGTGCGAAATACGGAGACACCACGTCGGTAGAGGCTCAGATTGCAGCGTTGGAGAGTCTTGGCTTGAAAGCTGAGTTCCGTAAGGACGGTGACGCTGACATGGTGGAGCTAGAGATTGAAGCTGGCAGACCAGTGTTGGTTGGCTGGTTGCACGCTGGAAACATGCTTCGTGGCGAACCGCCAATGTGCAATGGCCTTGGCTGTGGGCATTGGAGCGTTATCAGCGGTTATGCGGGTAAGAACAGCAACGATCCAGAGTGGATCATGCAAGACCCTCGTGGCTATCCCGAAATGGAGAAGGGTGGTCACAGTAATCCGCATCTGGGACGTAATGTCCGTGTGAGGCAGGCAGCGTTTTACCAACGTTGGCAGGCTGAAGGCCCTGGAACTGGTTGGGTGATTTTGGTGAACGAGTGAGTTTTGCTAGTAGAATTCTCGTGAGATGTGAACTTCGTTGGGTAGCGGGGTTTGACTGATCGCGAAGGCAACGGGTGGCAGCCCGATGTCTTCACCTGCCTTAAAATTGATTTTTGCGTTTCAGATATGGCGGTTCTTTGCGATTGGGAGATTTTGGCTCGGTGCCGAAAGAGCCAGATGGTCGTCCCATTCGATGAAGAGCTGCTGAACCCAGCAAGCTTGGACTTGCGGCTGGGTGACTA